AAATGATTACACAAAATTTGGCAACTTTGATGGAATAATTAAAAAAATATCTAATTCACAAAGGTATAAAATGATAGGTAATTCGTGGACAAAAGATGTTATAAAACATATTTTTAGTGGTTTAGAAGTAAGGTGAAGGAGGTATAAGATGATTAGAATAGATAAAGGGTTGGTGGCAAGATGAATATCTTAATAATGCTAAAGAAAGCAATTAAATGGCTGTTATGTGAAATTTACAGTATTATATTGTATATTTATGTGGTTCACTAAAAACCTATAAGGAGGTTTAAGATGGCAAAGAGGATAATGTATTTAGAATTCAAATTAAGTATGCCCAACGTAGGTTCTTGGAATGGAAAATGGTCGGGAGAAGGGACGTATTATGCAATAGTTAAAAGGTTAAAATTTGATAAAGCAGAGGAAGTTTTAAAGCATTCCAGCTATTATTACGGATGGGATGATGGCTGGGGCGCTCTTGTTAAAGTTACTCAGATTGATGCAAAACAAGCTCGGAAAATTCAAAAATTAAGTAGCGGGTTTTGTGGATATGACTGGATGGTTGATTCTATTATTTCTTTTGGAAAAATATTGAATTCAAAGCAACAAAAGAATCTTTTAAATAAGGAGGTTTAAGATGAAATTTAAATATATTGATTATGTAGAAATAGATAATGAAAATGTAATAGATGCAATAAAGCAAGAATTTAATCCTGAAGAAATTTTTTCAAAAGATGAATTGCTTTCATTTATAGCTGAAAATTATAGCCCTTCAGAAGTTTTTACAGAATCACAGTTGCAAGAGTGGGCAGAATTTAATGGCTATGATATTGTAGCAAAATATTAATAGGAGGTTTGAAGTGGCTAAAAAAGATTATATGGAATTAGCATTGCAAATAGTTGCACAATGTTGGGGGACTGAGGAAAATAAAAATAAGGTAATGGATGCTGATTTATCTGATGCTTGTGCTTACAAACTTGCTTATTGGATAGATAAAGTGGCACAAAACCAAAGAAATGCAGAATATTACAAAAGTTTGCTTGACCGTATCGGGAAAGCTATTGGGGAAAGAGCTTATACTCCCGATTATGGCAGTATGTCTATTGAGGTGCTTTATGATAAACTGCCTGAAATTATAGAAAATGATTATAAAAAGGAGGTTTTAAGATGAATTTATTAGATGCGGCTAAATTAAGTAAGCCTTTTAAAAGGAAAGATTGGAACAAGTGGTATCACGCACCAAACTCTTTGAGAGAGGTAACATTCTTTGTGATTGATGATGATATGAAATATTATCTTTTAACTTTTAGTGATTTACTTGCTGATGACTATATCATCAAAGAGGAAAAGTGGTATGATGGAGATTTTAAAAAGAAATATCCTAATGGTGTATTATGCTGGGTATCTAATCTTTCTTATAGTTCTGACTATGTCGAAATTATTAAAGATTATAATAGTGATGAAGAAAAATTTATAAGCATTATAAATGAAGAATGGAATTATGCTAAACCTATATCAAAAAAAGATGCACCTGTATTTTTAGAAGATTTAGAGGAGACTAAAAATGATTAAAAACGAAATATTTCAATTCATAGCTTTTAGGTTAGAGAAAAGAGGTCAACCTAAAGGGGATAACCCAACCCTTTATGGTATAAACAAAAGATGGCATCCTAAAGAATATGCTGAAATAGAAAATGCTGATGCTACTGACAATCCCTTGATTATTCAAGATGCAGTTCTAAAAGTTTATAACGATATGTTTGAGAATTCTATAGCAAAGTATTTTGAAAGCTACTATCCGTTATGGGTAAATATCTTTGATATGGGAATGAATAAGGGTAAAGATGATGCCGTCTTATGCTGGCAATGGACAATAAATGCTCTAACATCTACTCACTTAAAACCTGATGGAATTTGGGGTAGAAATAGTAAAGGTTCACTTTATCTACTTAAAACTCTACCGATAAGATTGTGGAACGAAACATATTCTCTACAGCGGGCAAAAAACTATGCTTTAACTTCAAAAAAATCTTGGGTAAATGGGCTTATAAATAGGGTTATTAGGTTGCAAGAACATATAATTAGAATAGAGGAGAAATAAATGAAATTAAAACAGGCTTGTCCAGAAGAAGACGTTGAATGTAACACAATAAATCTAACATTAGGTTTTCAAAGTTTCATCATAGGTATGATGAAATCTAAGGGTATAACACATAAAGAACTTGCTAAAAGAATGGGAGTTAGTAAAAGCAATGTTACTTATTTATTGACTTGGTCTAACAATCTTAGTTTAAAATCTATTGTGAAAATGCTTATAGCGTTAGATTTTAGTGATATAAAGATATACTTAAAAGGAGGGAGTGGAGATGATGAAAAACATAATTGATATTTTAACTATGATTGATTTTATATTAGTAGGTATATTCTTCACTATGGTAATTATTTTAATTGGCTACATTTCAATTGATATAATCAAAAGAGAGGGAAAATATATTGATAACTTGGATATAGAGTTAAAGGAGAATTAAATGATTAGACTAATTCTTTTTACTTCTAATTATTGCGTTGGTTGTGTGCCTATGAAAAAGAAAGTAACTAACATTGTGCTTGAAACACCTAACAGCATTACTGCGGATTTTATCAACATAGATGAAAACGACGAGAACCTGCAGATGGCAAGGGTTTATTATGTTAGCTCAACACCAACATTGCTAATAGAAGTTGACGGCAGGATAATGGATACTATTATAGGTAACGTGCCAGCAGAGGAGATAATAAAAGCTATTAGTTTGTTATAGGTGAATCTTATCAAGAAAATGAATTATGATAAAAAGAAATTGAAAAGCTAAAGTTATCAAACCACCAATTAACCATCTGTCTAAATTATCAATTCGCCTATTTGTTTCAATTATCTTTGTATTTAAATCCTCAATCCTTTGTATATTAACGGGACAGTTTTTTGTCCCGTTAGAATTTATATTTTCAACCTGCTTAAATAGAGCAGTTATTTTCTTATTATTCTCATTCGTTTTCTCAACATAAGTTGTTAATTTATCCAAGCCTTCCATTACTTTAACCATACTATTTTCGTGAACATCTATTTTTGTAGCTAATGTAGCCACATTGAGATTAAGTTTATCTATTTTAGCATCAAGCTCATCTATTTTAGTATTTTCCATATTACTACCTCTTTAAATTTTCAGCTATTTTTTCCGCACTTCTTCCAACAACATAACCACCAATACCGAGTTTAAGCAATCCCCACATATCAGGAGGGATTTGTAACATAACTGCCTTATTAACTCCAAATAAAAGCTGTATATAAGGTGCTATAATGTAGTTGTTAGCTATAATAACTCCGAAGAGCATCATTAAAATAGGTCTCCAATTTCTTTGTAACCAACTCTTTCCTTGTTCCTCAGCTAAAACAGTTTTAACTTTTGCTTGTAGCTCATTATCATATTTTGCGTAATCTAATTGAGTAACTGCCTTTTGTATCTCGGACTTAATCTCAAGTGCTTTGTCCTTATCTAAAGTTGACTTATCAACCACCTTAAATATATCATCTACAATATTCCCTATTATAGGAATAAACGAAAAGAGACCCATAGTGAGCCTCCTTAAACTTTAGTTTTTAGTTTGTTATATTCGTGCTTAATAGTTTGCCAGCCATCGTTTATATTGTGCTTTTCTTTCATCACCGTTGTTACTATTTTAATTCCATTCTTCTTACCTACAAAAAACCCTACTACAAAACTTATGATAATTAGAATAAAAAATATAACCGTTCCCGCTGTAGTTAAGCAATTCATAATTCCCCCTTTTCATATAAATATATCTATGTTGTATGTAAGTATTATGTGAGAATATTTGCCCCACTCATACCAATGAATTAACCTGTCAATTATCATTCTGCCTTTGTAAGCGAGAATGTAGATAGTCTGCATTGTTACCTCAAAACCGTTCGCTCTTTAGAAAGTTAATCAGATTTGCCAGATGATTCATTAGCTTGCTCTGCTTGTAGCTTGTTAATTTGTTGCACTTTCTGATTTATAACCCGATTTAGTGACTGTAACTGTGACTGAAGTTGGCTTTGTTGCATTATCAAGTCATAGACTTCCGCTTTCTCACTTTTTATTTTGTCCATAGTTCCTCCTATACACTATAATATGGTATTTTATAATCTGTTCCTTGAATAGTAATTGTTACAAAACCAACAGGATTTGCTGGTAATGTTGCTGTTCCTGCTGTTGCTGTTGTAGAAGTAGTAAGATTAAGAGCTAAACTTGTACCTATAGTAACTTTTCCTGTTGAAGCATTGATTGCAAAAGGTCGCAGGGTATTAAAACTGCCGTCAGGATTACCTATATCAGTTAAAAGTAAATAAATGTTTGTGCCATCATTTCTAATAAAAAGTGATTCATTTGATGTTGCTATTCTTATTTGTGAAGCTACACTTGATGATAAACCTATTTTAGTTTCTGCACCTCCAAATACAGATGAGCCGTCAGCATTTATTCGCCATAATATAGTTAAACCATCTGCTGAATTTCCAAATATCTCGGCTTGTCCTCCATCTGTAGCCGGAGTAAACATAACATTTGCAGTATCTGAAGGACCAATCGTTATAGCACGTGATACAGCATCAACAATATGGATTCCATTTACCACATTATTTATTCTTATACCGTCTTTCCAATTCCCAGATTGTCGTTCAATTATTAAGCCTTCACCATTAGTAGAAACATCTCCATATCCGTTTAACAGCATACCTATAACTTGAGTAGGAGCAGCTGGACTAAGCACATCTGTATCAACTTCTAATCCATATATAATTCCAGAATAATTACCAGCACCCTGCGCCAAAAAATTAGCTCCCCATACGGACGAACTGCCATTATTTGCTTTAGCACCACTATACAAGCCTAATATTCTTGCAGATGATGTTGTCCCTGTCCCATCGCCAATTGCACCACCATCTTGATAAGCCTCAGAAGCAAATGCTATTTTTGCATAACTTGGAATATTGCTGTCAAATATTCTTCTTATATATGTATTGTTTATTTTATGTCCTGAATTTGTTAAATATGTTGGCAAATAATCATAACTCGCAAAAGTGCTTCCTGCATTAAAATTCCAAAAAACATCCTCATTAGAAGGCAAGTTAAGATTATTAGTAATCAAAATATTTTTATTATAAAGTAATGTTTTGTTTAGTGTGATTGCCTTTTGTATTGCTTTTGTATCATCTGTCGTTCCATCACCCTTTGCCCCAAACCAATCTACATTAACCTCTTCGTCATACTGCCTCATCCAGCACCCACTACCAGTATTTGTAGTATTAAACCACGTATCCTGCTGTGTTGTATCACTCCAATCGGTAGGAAATGTTTTTGTTGGGTCTATAATCGTTCCACCGTTGTGATTGGCTTTGTCTTGGTTAGCATCCCAATAAAATATTCCGCCACCGCCATCACCTTGTGTGTGATAACCTAACGTTAATACAACAAACGGTTGCACACCGTCCCAATTGCTTAAATCTACGTTTAGCAAATCACTAATTGTATTCACTTTCAAGTTAATGTTTGAATAATCAACATTAGCTCTCCACGTTAGCTTCTTATCTGCTGTAGTACCTAAAAAGCCACCTCCTACAATCGGGGGCAGTGTAATTATTTGTCCTTCATCTATCGGGTCATACTGCAATGTTCTGTCAAATTTCTCTTCTAACTGCTGTGATAATAATGTTAATTTGTCTAACGCCTTTTCATGTGATGCTGCCGGAAAAGGTGAATTCTGCGTATAAACCGTTTCTTGAGTATAAGGCACTTCACGGTAAATCAAAACAGTATAACCGTCGTTAGCAGAATTTGTAAGTGTAACTGTTCCACCGCTGTTATCAGAATTTATACTAACCTCGTAATCAGTTCCATAGGTTAATTGTGTTTTATTATTATCTAAATCATAAACAAATACTTGAATGTCAGTTGGTTCAATAACAGGAAAGTCAAAACTATATGTTGTTGTAGAACCATCGTTTATATAGCTTATTTTATTCTTAGTAGTTGTTATCATTTCTTTCTCCTTTTAGCCATCTTTCTAAACGTTTGTGCCAAATTAGCTCGCCTTTTTATCGTAGCATTGTTAGACTGTTTACCTTTGTTAATACACGTTTGTGTTACTCCGCTATATCCTTGTTGTTTGCACCACGCTGTAAAAGCACCCGGCTTTTTTACTGCTCCTTGTATCCATTTCTTATCTGCCATTTTACTTACCTCCTAAATTGTTGTAAAGAAAATCTCTCATAGATTTATTACTGTAAACCGACCTCATATTGTGTATATTAACATACGATATTCCCATACCATAATCGCTGTTTACATTCTTTATTTGGTCATTTAACGCTTTCATTTGTTTAAGCGTGTCTATCATTTTATCTTTATCACCATTATTCATAGCAACTTTATATTCACTTAACAACTGTTTTCTCTTCTGTGAATAATACTGCGACAATGTTTTATAACTGTAATATAAGTTTTTAAACTCCGATATTCTCTCCGGAGTAAAACCAATTGACTGCAGTAATGCCTCTTGCTGTGTAGCTTTCATCGGTTTTCCTGTAATCGGGTCGTCTATAATTAAATCGCCGTTAGTCGTCAGTCCCCATTTGTATTCCTGCAACGCTTTAAATGGATATGTTAGTACTCTCGGCAACGGTGAATAATAAACCGCTTTGTTTAAATCACCGCTTGATAAATAATTAAGCGACTTGCCAAAATCTTTAGCTGTTGAATAACCTACACCGAAAAACTGCGACATAAGAATATCACCAATACCTTTACCTGAAAATGATAATTCATCTGTCGGCAGTTGAAAACCTGCAGAGCTGGATACGTCAGTCGCTAATCCAAACGGCAAGTTGCCAAACAAACCGCCGTTAAGTAAGAAATTCATTACACCATTGTTGAGTCTTTTGTGTAAATCAACTTCTAAATCCCTGCCGGTTATTCTCGTATATTCTGACTTAACAGTATCATATAACGGTAGTAATCTCAAACCGCCCATAAACATTAAAGCACCTGCACCAAAAAGTATAGCACCATATTGTTTTTCATTATACAGCTTTAGAAAACCTAACAATATTTGATGATTGTAAGACTGGAATGTTTGCCCTACCTTACCAAGTGATTTTAATGCACCTTTGCCTTGAAACATTATTGCTAATTCGCTGTCACCATATTTGCCGTTTGTTGTATAAACAAAGTCTCTTGTTTTGGCTACAGCTTCATCGCCGGTTAACTCCGGATGCACTCTCAAGTAAGCAAGTGCCGCACTCTTACGATTAGGTATTTCTGTGTATTTCATAAATAAACCGGCTTTCTCCATAATGCTGTTCCAAGTTTTTGCTATCAATGCTGACTGTCCAAGCATAAATTGATTACGCTGGTCAGTAGTTACACCCAGTTTATCAAGTGTATCTAACACTTGTTTTTCTCTGTCAGTTAATTTACCTGTTGCAAGGTCTTTTAAAGCTCCATTTAGAATAGTCGTTGCTTTTGCAGGGTCTAATACATTTTTACCGCCCAACTCGGCTATTAAATGCATTATAGTAATAGGTGGTTGAAATGTTATATTGACAAAAGCATTCTTAAAGTTTAATCCAAGATAACGCATAAATAGAAATGAGCGAGTATAACCAACTACCTTATCAAGCACCGTTTTGTTAGACAACAGTTGTTCCTTATGCCATTTAAATGCTGTTTTAACATTATTTCCCCATTTATGCGACAACTCTTCTTCTATTTTATTTAGTTCCCATTTCAAACTTTGTTTGTTTACAAATGACGTTGATTGTTTTAAATATAACTGCATAGCTCTCATTGGGTCTTCTATATAACCCTTAATATCTCTCTGACTTCTGTGAATGGTATGTGACATAAAGCCTTTAGCTTTTATTTCTTTTACAACATTATCTACAACTTGTTGTTTTTGTTCCGGAGTTATATCCGTGTTATCCACAACGTTATTTATTATATTAAGTAAATTAAGTGCATCTAACTTTGTAACATCTAACGGCTCAGGTTCTTTAACTTCGTAAATAATATTGTCGGCACCATATTTCTTTTTCATCTCATCAATTATTTTTTTGGCTTTATAACTCCTGCCGAGAAGTAATGCCGTAGGGTCAAACTCGTGATAACGCTCAATAACTTTGCCGTCTAAATCTCTAACAACAATATGAACATTGCCGACTTCTCTCTCTTGCGGCATAAAATACGGTCGCTTTTCTATTTCTGCATACATATATTTTCTTAATTCGCTAACCGTTTTTTCGCCTAATGTTGGCTCTAACTCACTAAGAGTTTTTTCCATAAACTCGTTTAACTTCTTACGAGCAACATCGTAAAACTCTTTATGTTTTTTAAATATTTCTGACGCTAAATCTTTATATTCTAAATATTTACCGTTATCTAAAAATATATCGTTAGGGTTTTTTGACTGCCTATTGCCGTCCACAATAGCTTTGCCTACAGCTTCCACAAAACCTTTATAATCTTTTCCAACCTTTTTCTTAGCACTATCATATAAGCCTTTATAACCATCTGCCACATCATACATAGGCTCTCTAAACTTCATTGTTTGCATTTCAACCTTAAATTTAGCTTCGTTAATTGCTTTACCCATTTCTCTTAATATAGGGTCTTTTAGATACTGCCAAGCAAAAGGATTGACTAAAAAAGTTTTTATAATATTTGTTTTAGGTTTATCAAATGGGACAGTCTTGCTTTTAATGTCAGCAACGGTCTTATCCCAAGCATATTTAATGTTAGTACCACCTAAAAACCACAACTCATCAGTATTATTTACAGGTTCAACTTTCTCCGACTGTTTAAATTGCTGTAAATAATTATCAACACTTTCTACACCCTCATTATTAGCATCTAATAACCCAGTATTTTTGGTGCCATTTCCAGTGTTTTCTTCTTTATGTAGGTATGTATCTCCTGAGCCCCTTCCCCCGTTTCGATAAACTTCTGAATTTTCTCTTTCGGATAATCCTTGAGTTCTTCTTCTCTCAGCTCCACTAACACTTCCCTCCAATACCTGTCGTCGTCCACTAAATTCTCTGCCATTGCCCTCAACTCCTTTCTTAATTATTCCAATAAACTCAGGACTAAATGGTGATATATTGCCATATTCCGTATGTTTGCCCCATTGTGACCAATGCCCATAAGTATATAAATTAGGATTATATTTATCCAACCAATCCATATATTTAGGTGAAATCTGATTTTGTGTAACAATAATACCATTATTGTTATATATTTTATCATATATATCTTTTTTTCTATCAACAAGTTTGTTAACATTTGTTGTATCTCCATAAACACTTTCAACATTCTCACCATCTAAATTAGCATAATCACTATCATCAAATAATACAACTTTTTTACCATCATTAATATGATTGCTCACAAATTTAAAAAAGTCAACATCTTCTTTATCTAAAATATATACATTCTTTTTTCTCAAAGTTTTTACAAAACTATCAAAACTTTTTTCCATATTTTTTATTCGTTCAGCAGGATAATTTTCACTAATATACTCACTAAAAACTTCTTTAAATAAGGGATAATTACTTAACATTTCTCTTGTTTCTTTTTTAGCTTTAGTTTTATCCTTATATTTTTTTGCAATTTCTATCATTTTTTGTATTACTTTTTTAGTTTCTTTTACAAAATTATTATCTGATTGTAATTCTTTATAAAATTTATATTTATAAGGTTCAAATTTTTTAGAAACATTGATATAAATAGGTTTATCAGTATTTTTTAAAATATCAAGATTATTCAAATAAATTAAAGAACCACCATAGGGGTCAAAATATGCATCAGCTTTTTTAAATACTTCTCTGTGTTTGTTTATAAGTTTATTAACCAAATTAACAGCATTATATTTATCACCGACAGTTTTTGTAATAGCAACTACATTTTCTTTCGATGTTTTTTGAACTGATTTTTTAATAAATGGATAAAATTTATTATTTAATCCAAAAACATATTTTTTGCCATCAACATTTATAATTGGAACATTGCCTCTGATTAAACCATCTATATCATTATTATTAAATTTGTATCCATAATTACCTAATATATTTAAAGCTATTTCTTTGTATTGTGGATGATTTTGTTTTTTTGAATTATATCCTATTAAACTATTTTCTTTATTATAAAGCATTTTTTCATCTTTTATTGTTTCCGGCTTTTTCAATTCTTCTTGATATGTCTTATTATTATTCTTAGTTGTTACTATCACATTATCTTCGTTTATTTTACTTATGCTTACTGTTCGCTTTTGTGCATCAGAAATAGCTTGTTCAACTAATTTTACATCTTCAGGTTTAGTTGTGTCGGATAATTCATTCTTTAGTGTCTCTGTAAACTTAATATTGTTACCTAACTTTATAGATTCGTCATAAACTTTTGCTACTTCGCTTAAATCATTTACAGCAGCTTTTAATTCGTTAATATCCTGCAGTTTAGGTTGTGGATTCTCATATTTATTCATTTCAGGATATTTACTGTAATCATAAGCACCTAATCCTATAGCTGCAGAAAACATAACATTCATCAATGCACCTATAACTCGCATAGGTGATTTATCTTTTAAGCCATCATAAATCTGTGTAAGTGAGTTTGTGCCTTGAAATACCTGCGATGTTACGCCTTGCAATGCTACAGCACCAAGAGGTTTAGTTACATTTGCAGCATCTTTTAAACCCATAGACACAATAGCTTTTCCGAGTTTAGAATCCTGCACTAACTTTGAAAAAGCATTATAAGTTTCCGAGCCAAGTAAAGGAATACCAAGACCAAAGAAGAACCCTTGCAATGCATCGGGAGTCGCTTTATTTAATGCATCATAATAATCATTATATCTTGTGTTATTCTGCATAAACGAATCAACAGCATTATATAATCCGAATGTAGCACCTGTTTTTGCCATTCTGTAAAACAGATTTGCTTTCCAATCTATTTTTGCAAAATTACGCACCAAACTAATGTTCGATAACACTTTATCAAGTTTTGTGCCTGCTGATATATATTTCATTGTTTTACCAAATATGTCAAAACTTTTGCCTGCAGCTCCAAAACTCGCAAGCATACCTAAACCGCCCGATAATGTTTGTGCTGACGCAAAGCCAATGTCTTCTAACGTATTACCTGTTGATTCAAACTCTGCCGGGTTGTTTAAAACACCAAAAGTTAGTTGATGAAAAAACTCGCCTACAGTTGCCTGAAAGTCATTCATTTGAGCAAGATTGAATTCCTTTAGTATGTCATCATAGCTCTTGCCTTCTTGAATAGCTATTAACTTCAAATAATCGTGGTCGTGCTGTAACCCAAGAAATTTGTTTATACCTTCCTTTATTTTGTTTAATCTATTATCTTCCGAGCCTTGACTTAATATTTTCTCGTTAGGATTTGCTAAAGTAATATCACCAAATATATCTCTGTTGTTAGTATTGTTGTCCGACTTATTGTCAACTAAAGTAATATCACCAGCAAAAACACTATCGTTTGCCATAAATCTCATCCCAATACTTTTGATTTTCAGGTATAACTTGTAATGTTTTACCGTTTACTTTTATTCTAAACTTTAAAAAACCTATCTTATACTTGTCAACATATTCCTTCTTAACGGGTATTTTGAACACAGGTGAAGCTGTTCCATTTAGCATTTTTGATAAATCATAATCGTGTGTAGGATTATATTTTTCTGACCTAAATAATTCAAAAAGCATTTTTTGTAACTTCTGCGAAAAATTAGTATCCGTAATTTGTTTATAACCTTTGCCAAATAAATCATATCCACTTTGAAAATAAATGTTATTAAAATAGTTACTATTAGTATTTAAAAAGTGGTCTTTATCATAAGGCAGTAGTGTTTCTGCTATAGCTTGATTTTTAAACGTATCCATTTGGTTTATACAATCTGCCTCACTATTTTTAGCTGTGCAATTTGCTAACATTATAAGCATTTTTGATTTTACTTGTTGTGCTGCATCTGTTGCTTTAAGAGTATCAACTTTAGAATTTCTTTTAGCGTCACTTGTATCTACAAAATTACTCATATAATTAACTTTAGTTGCAGCCATAGCTTCGTTTATTTTGCTATTTATTATTTTTTCAAATGTAGAATTAGATTTTCCGTTAGCACTCTTTTCGTGTTCCTGCAGTATTAAAAACTTATTTTGTGCATCCAAAAAATAATTACGTGGCATACCTTTTTTAATCATATCTTGCTGTAAATCATCTAAACTCTGATATTTGCCCTGATAAATATTTTGTTTAATTTGACCATATTCAGCTAAAACTCCTACATTATTAGCTTGTATATTATTCCATATCTCAATCATCTTCTGTTTTTCATCAAGCGGAATATCTTTTGACCTCATTACATCCGATATTCCTATCTCACCTTTTCCTAATTTGTTCATATATGTGAACATTATATTTGCACGTTGGATTTTCATTTGTTGTAGTTTATACTCTTCTTGTTTGAGTTTATACTGCTTCGCTGACTTAATTATATTTAACTTATCTGATTCACTTAATAACCCATTATAATCGCCTTTTTTAATTTCGTTTATAAGCTCTGTAGGATTTTCTTCTAACTTAGCTGCAATAATATTTCCTACTGCCTTTTGTCTAAAATCATTTCTTATCTTTTCGGCAGCTGCCGGATTTATGGCTTTATTAGCAACAGCATCACTTAAAGCAGTATCAAAGTGTGCCATAGCTGACATATATGTTGCCTTATCATTAACGCTTGTCAATACTGTTTGCTGTAGTTGGTCAAGTTTCACAAGTGTTTGTTGTGCTGCTAATTTAGCTTGTATTGCCGTAAGTTTACTCATTGTGTCTATAGAAGTAACTTCAATTCTACGGTTTATCTCTGCTTGCAGTTGTGGTGAATCAAATTTCATTTTGGAAGTTATAGCATTAAGCTGTTTCTGATATTCCTGCGGTGTCCATTGATTTTGTATGGCATCATTACTTAACTGCATTACTGTTGTCATAGCTTGTGTTGTGTCATTAAAATCGTTTAACTTTTTAGCAGTTTCAGCAATAGCATTCAAATGCTGTGCCATTGTATTTAAAGCACTAACCTGTGTCATATCAGGTGATATATTTACCGGTGTATGCGGTGTATTCATTGTAGGTCTTGTTATAGCTTGTTCGTTAGCCTGCGGTGCTTGCCCTACATAATAATTGTTTGCCATTTTAACCTCACAAATTGCTTATAGCTTGTAAACCTGTTATACCTGTATTTAACACACCAAACCATCTATTTTCATTAGCCTTTCTGTGTGATTGTGACTCTAACAAGCTATAATTAGACATTTTATCAGCAATACCAGTTTTAACTCTGTATAAATCCCTAACATAATTTTCATATAAACCGGTTTTAGTGTTTTCCATAGCATTTATATTATGATACAAATCTTGAACAGCAGAACCATATACTTCTACGCCTCGTGACGTGAAATAAGCTGATGTTTGTCCTGATACGCTGCGCTCTTTTGAGCCTACAGCAGCGTAGTTTTCAAGATAATTTAAATAAGCAGTTCCGCTATATTCCTGTGCAGAGTTTAATAAACTTTGTTTTGATAAATCATACTCTTCGGCATTTGTTAAGTTAGAACGCTGCATCTCGTTATAATATTTATATGTGCCGTAAGTTTGAGCTAATCCCGCCAAACCGCTAAATAAATGCTGGCTTGAACGGGATGTCAACCACTTGCTAACAGAACTCATAATTTAATCCTTTATATAAGCATAAAGCCAATAATCATTTTCACCGTCATATTTTTTCATAAGTCCCTCTTTATTAAAACCAAGTTTTTTATACCAATTACAAGCCTTTAAATTGTTGTATAAGACTGTTACTTGAATACGTTTTACCGGGAGTTGTTTAACCATTTTTATATATTGCCTGCCGTTTTTACCGAAATCGTGTGATGTGACATTTTTATCATAAAAGCTATACAGCTCAACTACGTGTAAATTAACCGGGAATACATTTGCAATAACTTGTATTTTATCGTTATCATCTTTCATAGCCACAAGCAGTTTAAATCCATAAAGCTGGTATATTAAATCTTCTTCTTGCCTCATTGTCTCAATGATATTATACATTCCAACTTCATCAATCGTTCGTTTTACTACATCATCAAACTCTGCATTATTTAAAAAATTCAATATCTCATTATCGGTTGGAAATATTAAATAACTCATTGTCCAACCTCTACATCGGTAGCTATTGCAAGTAAGTTAAACGGCAACGGTTGTGAGTGTTTTATACCCAAATACACTTGATTAAGTGTTCTCATTGTGCTGTATAAATCAACCTTTTTTATGCCGCTGTAAATAGGAACAAGATTATCCATTAAATCATTAGCCGTTCTAAATAACAACCAATAATCATCGTTCATACCTATTCTACCGCCCATACTTTTGTATAGATACAATCTAACATCTTGTAAAAACTTAGGCTTATATACACTAACAATCTGACCTTGTGATATAATCTCTATCGGAACTGTCTCAATCCAATACTCATAACCAAAACCAACAACAGCTTTTGTGGTATCCCAATCAAGCGTTATTGCACCGTTTGATACCGTAACATCAGAATGAACACCTGTAGCAGTTAAAACACTTACAATAGTGCCATCAGGATACGGAACACTAATTGTATTTGTTGCATCACCTTCGTATATAACAGCACTATCAACAAATACAGTATCAAAATAATTATCCCAAGTTGGATTATCGGTAGCTTCAATATAATAAACTCCGTTACGCTCTACTACCATATAAGTTTTTGAATAGTTATCAGTAATAGATGGTATTGTTGCAATAGTTTTTATACTGCCGTTAGTTATATACTTTTGCCAAGCAATTATTTGTTCTGACTTTAAATAAGTCAATAATGCAACTGTCCCATCTGATAATAACGCCCATACACGGCTGTAAGGCTCTTTTTCAAGTGACATTTCTACAACATTATCTTTCAATATGTCTCTATTAACCAATGTCAAATCACTGCCAACATAACTATTAGAGGCATATTGATAACTAAAATCATACAGTCTTGTTGTGTGTGTTTGAGTGAATATAATATCAGAACCTACTGTAATAGGTTGTATAAACGAACAACCATATTCCGACTGTTTAGTGATAGATATTGATTTAGGTGTTATACCTGTAGTGCTTCCGACTGCAAGATATTCTGCTCCGATTGTTCCTATAAACAGAAAATTACTGCCCAAAAGCCAAGTGATTTCATTATTTTCTTTTGACGCTATTTCATACACAAAAGCATTATTATCATTTGTGCCAAATACAAAATTCTCATAACTGCCTATAACAGAACCAGCAATAACTTGCGGATTATTGGGCAAATTGCCAACAATAAGCCTGTTCTCAAAAAAGGTTACACACGCAGGATAAAAACTATCTTGATTTAGAAACTTAACATAAATAGGTGTATCACTTCCAAACGGGACTAAAACACACTTCCAAGTTACTTGATTATCCGTAACCGTAGCATCAATTGTTTGTACCCAAGCAGGTTCGGAATTACCGCTGTTACCGGCAGTTGTAGCTTTATACACGCATCCGTTACTTACTAAAACAAAATCGCCAACTTCGTAAGAAACATTACTTTCCCAAACCTTTAATATGGTATGCGTATATTCTGCAGATTCAACATATATTCTTCCTGTAGCATAATCTATACTCGCATTAACAAGATTTGTGCCAGTAAAATTACCATTACCATCATCAGTAACAGCATAAGAATTTCCGCCACTTGTGTAGTGCAATTCTATTTTACCGGGTTCAATTAAATTAACCGGCAACTGCCCTTCAACAACAGCAGATTTACTATCTCCATACGCAAGAATATATTCAAGGTTTAAAGTAACATCTTCTATTGTCCAATTATCTTCGGCTATGCGAGTAATTTTTTTAATAGGCTGACCTTTAAGCGTAAGATAAATTAAATCATCTTTTTGAACATACTGTATCTTTGACAAATCAACCGTGTTATCATACGTTAAGGCTATGTAGTATGGGTTATTACTACTATCTACAACATAACCATCAAGAGTTAGAAAATATATACGATTATCATTGGCTACACCAGCGTGGTCTAAAACAAACAACAAAACATAAGCCTCGCTCTCTGAATAAATGAAAGGTATCATTCTAAACTTTGAACCTGTAATGTTGGCTATATATTTTGTTCCTTGTCTTTTTCTTATATTACCATACGGAGTAATTATACCATTATTACACTTTTTGAGTGAATGTAGATACCAATCTGCAGATACACGCCCTAAAACTTCTTCGGATATAACGCCCCTATTGAAATGGTCAAGGACTATTGGTATCTTAGCCATTTACGGACTTCCTAACCCTAATAGCCATTTTGATTGGTCAACATACTGCGGTGTTCCCCTAATGCTATCCAAACCTCGTGCTTCTCTTAATGCTTTTTCGTATAGTGCATCATAGAACTGATACATCTGTGCATTGCCTTGTAACGATACACTTAATTCCATAACAAGTTTATAAGTTAGCACTTTTATAAAATAAGGTGGAAAAGTTGGTTCTTGTCCTTCTGAAAAGTAAACATATCTTAAATAAACCGGTGTAACATTAGCATAAATAACATTGCCTAATTCTTCATACTCAATTTTATTATTCTGACTATCTCTAAGTGATTGTATTTTGACTATGTCGTTTGGTTCTTGATAGGCATACTGCCATAAATCTGATTGTTCGTTTACACTAAGTTGATTTAGTTTCGTGCGTTTTAATGCAAAATTCCAATCTTGAAGTGATAAAACGTCTCTAAGTGCAGGATAATAAATATTGTTTACAACACTCGCAACCTTTGTATCATCAGTAAAAGCCATAATGGGGTCAACCCCCATTATGGCAAGAGAATAATTAACAATTTCTACAGAGTTCATTTTACTGCTTGCACTGCAGTTCTACAATTCTTTGCTCGTCCATTCTTGTTGCACCGGCATACATTCCAAAGAATATTTGAACCGCATAGTTTTTATCAGGTCTTTCGTCTATTTTAGCCTGAGTTTCCTTGTTTATGGCAAGCAGTAATCCCTCTTTTGTTAATCCAATTACGTCATCAACATCCGCCGTTGTAGTTCCGTCGGTTAAAGTAACCGTTTCGGTATTCGTTAGGTTAGTCATAACAAACTCAAAACCCATATAAGAATTGATTGTGCCTTGAGCTATTGCTCTAACAGTCTCAGCATCTCTGGTTAAGTTTGTGGAAGCTAAATCATTTAAGAGTGAGAATACTTGACGAGCAGGCAAGATAAGGTATCTCGGCTCGTTGGGGTCAACGTCTGCACTGTCCAAAATCTCTTTTGCATAAATCAGTTTATCAAACGTCAAACCTGTAGCAGTATTTGCAGTTTCGTGGTCAGCAGTTATAACCTGCGTAGATGGTAATGTAACGGCAGTTGTTCCGTCTTTGCCTGTGTATGCCGTTCCTGTTGCGGCATTCAAAATAAGATGGTCAATCTTTCTGCCCATTGCATAAGCAATATTCTGGACATATCTTGACGTTGGGTCAGCAAGCATTCTAACCTTATCTTTCTGCTCAATCAAATATGCCTTTGTCAAGAATGAACCGCTTATCATTCTTCTGTTCCACTCTGGGTCAGTAATAACTGTATCAGGGTGTCTTGTATCAACAGAAGTGTTATCGTCAACAAGAGTTGTTATATCGTCGTCTTTTTCCAATACATCGTAAAAACCTTGCTCACCTTTAAGAACATCATTAAGCACTATGTTTTTAAGTCTTGAACCATTTTGCTGTAGTGCCATTATAATGTTATCGTGGAAGATTTTTACAAATGCGGTATCAATATAGTTAGCCATAGGTAGCCCCCTAAATAATGTTTAGTTTAAATTAGCTTTACAATTTGAACCCAATCCCTTGAGATTGTCCGCTAACTACTGAGCGGGTCTCCAAATTGTAAGGCTACCTATGGAAGGTAGTTGTCTTACATTTTAACTATAATGCAAATAATTTATTTTGTCAAGTTTTTTTGGAACAGTTTTTGCTACTCACCGTAAATTATTTTATATAACGTCTTTACTTTCTCAACTGCAGCATCGTGTTCCGGATGTTCTCTATTGAAATAAGGATGATTACTATTGTTCATAATAGATTGCAACTCGCCTTTGGCATCAGCTTGTGAATAGCTGCTGGCTGCAAAATTATCCTCTTTGTAATATTCCCCCAAACTCGCAAGAGCTTTCACAAAATTAGGGTTAACGTCAAGACCTGCTGCAACAATTTGTTGTTTTACATCATCGGAAAATAACTTGAAAACTTTTTGAGCCGTATTCAATTTAGCTTGTGCCTCTTGTCCGAATTCTTGTGTTATCTGTTGTAAAGCCTGCTGTGCCATAGTTTGTCTTTCTTGAGCACTAATTTGACTATCCTGCTGTATAATATCCTTCATTTTACCGTAAAGTGCTTCAAACTGCTGTGGCAACAGTCCGACCTCGTGTGCTATTTTTTTGAACTCCGCAAAATCTTCCTGTGACGCAAATACTTTTGTAGCATCTTCAAAATCAGGATATTTGTTAGGGTCATCAGGAACACCCAGCTTTGTAAGAACCTGCTGCAATTCGTTCTCGTCTTTCGGCATAGGTATCTTATCTCTACCTATAAGTTTTTGAGCCTCTATATAAGATTTGGCAAGGTCTTTCGGGTCTTTGAATTTATCAATGTTAGGGTCATTCGCATAATCACCCAACATACCACGCCAATCAACAGTTTGAGCCTGTTGGCTGTTAGACTGGTCTCCAGTATTAGCATCTCCTAACAAAGAAGTGTTTGACTCAGTATCATTTGTAGTTTGTGTGTTACCATCTTGCGAACTACCCGGTGGTGTTCGCATCTCTTCTGCCATCATTTGCCTCCTTTAAAAATTTTTGCAAGGCTATATAAACAGAGCGACGACCTAATAAATAAGCCATACGCTCCGGATTATCACTAAACTGGTCATTCATAACCGGTAATATCCCTAAAAAAAATATCAAGCTCCTTGCCATCACGACCATTGAAAACTCTTTGGAGCATATTTAACAATTTTATTTTCTCTGATTTCTGTTTATCTTGCTTTTCACTCATATAATAGCCTCACTTTTTTTAATATTAAGTTGAGCTTGAGCCTGATTTTTCATAGCTTTACCTTTTAACTCCTCTAATTGTAATTGTAACTGCTGTAATTGTGATTGTTGCCTCTGCTTTCTCATCTGCTCAACATCGCTTTCGTCGTTTAACAAGTGAGAATCAACAGAGTAAATACTGGCAACCTTGCGTATAAAGTTATCCCAGTTCACATTATCAACAACATCAGGATTAAGTTGTGCAGACTGCAAAACAGTATTTAGCAGCACAACAAGGCTTGAGTATTCTGACGATTTTTGAGTTTGTGCAAGCGGTGACAAAAACTCTACCTTAACCGGTGTGTCAAACTGTTCTATAATGCCATTATCCACTAACAACAACAATGTCCTATACACAAGCGGAGTCAAAACCTCGTGTAGCAAACGTCCAATAACAGACCCAAGCAGTAACATCTTTTCTTGATTTCTATGTATAACTTCTGTGGCTGTCATTGTTGTGTCTTTCATCATTAAAAATAAATCAACAAAAAACTTTTCGTTAATCACTTGTTTTACTGACTGTAAACTCTCTATATCAATATTGATATTACCAGTCGTCATAATAGGTTTAATTTGATTCTGCGGGTTCGGGTCAGCTCTATAATTCAACGCACCGGGAGAAATATCTATATCACCCATATACCCTTGATACGGAACGTCAAGCGGAGGATTGGCAAGTTTCTCGTTATTTACCCAAAACGTTTTAGTAATTCTATTGCTTAAAATAACCGATGGAAGTGCATCTATGGCGGGTGAAGTGCCATACGTAACATCATTCGGAGTTTGCCATTGTCCGACAAAAAACGGAAAGGTATCATAACCACCTTCTTTCAATATATGTTCCGTTTCTTTTTCTACCCAAACCGACTTAAACAGCTTGCCTTTAGTATTGGAATAGTTTTTGCTAACAGAAAATAATATTTCTACCTTTTCGTTTTGTGATGTTTTACTTTTTTGGACAATGCTGTCAGACACATTTTTCAACCCAAATTTCTCTATAACTTCTTCTACCGACATTTTAATAAGAACAATCACCTCAACTACATTCCCCCAAATATCACGATTAAACACAAACGAATGCGGAGGGAACGATATAAACTTCAAACCGTTTACGTCAGCCTCTTCATATAACAAACTTACACCGTAATTAACCAATGTCTCATACGATTGATAAAGACGTTGGTATAAGTTACTGCCTCTAAACGAAGCAAGTATTTTATTTGTGGCATCACTCGCCCAATCTTCTTCTTGCTTACTGACGTTTGACGACGGTATGGGTGATAACGTAAACCATCTGCTTGCCGGATTAGTTAGATATGAATATAATCCGGACACAAGTATGTCTCTCGCCCTGAAAACCGTATCGTCATACAAAGTATATGGGTCAGTATAATCAGAGTATTTACCTCTAAAGCCTATACACCACCGTTCTACATCACGCCATAATGTCTCTATTTGCGAACGTTTGCTAAGAAGCTCATCATAGCGTTTTACTATGCCGCTCATAATAAGCTAAATACATCTGACAATTTATAAGATGAAACATTTTTGCCAAAATTACTGTTGTCAAATACCGTTTTCGTAATGTTGAACAAGCCCTGCGACGGATTGCCTAATAACGAAGTTTTATCACCTATAACCGTCGGTTTAGCTGCCGGTGCTTGTGAATCTATGGGTGGCTGTCCCGGATTAGGTATGTTTATTTTAGGTTTTTGCGTAGCACCTAAAACCGATGCTCCAGCTCCGGCAATTTCTGCAGCCTTACTGACTGACGATAACGAACCGAGAATACCACCGGCAGCAGACGTTCCACTTGCCACCGCTGATGCTCCAAGTGCCGTATCAGCCATTGAACCTGCTGACGCAAGACCTGATGCGGCTGACGACGTTAAACCTAATGTTGAGCCAACCGCAGACCCAACGCCGGGAATGAGAAGTGAGGCTCCAGCAACACCAAGACTTTCTAACGGATGTTTTTTAATTTCGTGAAATGCGTGGCTTATTCCGTGTGTTATTTTATGAACTGCGTGTGACATTTTTCCCTCCTTAACTAACACTTAAAATAATATTAACAGTATCCGTTCCGCTTGTTCCTGCCGTGTCAAATCTAACCTTTACATACGAAAATGCCAATGACCCATTAAACTTATATTCGGTTGCCGAAGACGCACTGTCAAACGTAAAATAATTAATACCATCCACACTAACATCTAAATAAAAACTTGTAGCCGTTGTAGCATTCGCAAATACACTAACGGTAGCAGCACCAACCGTTTCTATATCAAGTGTTGCGGCTACAGTTTCGTCGTGGTTTAATAAACTTTTACTAATTGGATTTATCATTTATTCCTCCTTAAATATATTTCGCTTTTTTCTGAATATTACCGTTTAAATTCCCTAACAATGGTGGCATCGCATACCTGTTAGCCATCTCCAGTGCGTCAATAATATCGTCGTGTTCCGCTTTCGTGCCGCTCTCTGCAAACATTATGAGTTCATTTTCTAACTCTGTCAAGTAGGGTGCATCTTTTTTATGCCATACTGCGTGTGCGGCATATAACGGCTGCAGTGATTTAATGCGGTCTTCCTTTTTGCCTTTCGGTGTGACCATCTCTAACTGAAAAAACACATTCCGCTTTAGCATCTCTTTGCGGATTATCTGATCCATAACCGCTTGAAATGCCACTTTCTCCACAAACACTTTCACCGGATGATACTTTAACACCATCTCAAACAGTTTATCTATTGTAGTCTCAAGGTTATACCTTCCAAACTGTATATCTTCAATAAACCTTTGGTTCTGTGAATTAACCGCCAAATCCAATATAACCGTATAATCCGCTGTCCGTTTTTGCGACACAGCCAAATCTATGGCTATGTAGTGATTATATCTGTCTTTTTTATTTAACGTATCATAATACTGGAAATA